ATGAGAAGGAGATAAAGGGGGGAGGGACGTATCTGCCCCTACTCGATTTCACTAACCTAGAGAGGAATACAACATGGAAACTGCACGACTATTCACAGTAGATGAAGTAAACCGAATACTTAATGCACGATTTGTACATGGTGACTCGTTGCAAAGTGTCGCTGATCAATTTGGTACAACTCGCGTTCTGATTCGTAAATTAGAAAGCAATTACCTAAAACGACTCAAAGGAGAAATAAATGACTGAACTATCATCACACCAAACTGATCTCATTAAATCAATCACGATCGCTAACGAGTTTCTAAAGATCGTTCGTGGATTCAAGGTTGATTCTGATCGCAAAGACAGTCTGCCTCAGGAGATCAAGGAGTATCTAGCCAATGAACATCTCAATACGATCATGGAAGATAAAGAGATCGAACCTGAAATGCTTATTTGGGGATTCCTGCACATGATCGAGATTCTCTTGAAGTATGCAGACTTAGACCCTGAGGACTTAACCAATGTCATGGACTCATTCGTGAAGTATGTAATAGAAAATCCTAATGAGTTTAAGGATAGGAGTAACGATGAAAACTGAGATCAAGAATGCACCATGTCAACAAGGCGTAGACCCTGAGTTATTCTTTCCTGACCCGACAGAGCATGAAAAGATTCGAGAAGCGAAATCAATCTGCGGTAAATGCGATTCGATCACAAAGAATAAGTGTCTGACATTCGCACTAGAAAATGGAGTGCAGTACGGCATCTTCGGTGGTCTAACAGATCACGAGAGACAACTATTGCGCCGTAGAGAGAGCAGAAAGTATCGCCAGTATGTATCTGTGATTGGAGAGTACTAATGGAGTACGCAAAGAATCAGGTAGTAATCGAAGTACTGGGGGGCGTTGCAGAGGTTGTGCGATGCCCTAGTGACATCGATGTAATCATCATCGATCACGATAACGAGATGAACGGAGACCAATAATGGTTAATACATTCCTTCCATTTCCTGATTTCGTAGAGACTGCCAAAGCACTCGATTACAGGCGATTAGGCAAGCAACGAGTAGAGGCGTGGCAGATACTTCAAGCGTTGCGTGGTGAGACTAAGGGCTGGACTAATCACCCTGCTACAAAGATGTGGCGTGGTCATGAGCGACTTCTATGTGAATACGGAATCGCAATCTGCAAAGAATGGATTGATCGTGGTTACAAAGACACCATGCTCGATCGATTCGTTGCGGTGCATTCGTTACTACCTGAATGCGAAGTACCTGTGTGGTTGGGTGATTCGTCATTCCATGAATCTCATCAGAGCAACTTAAAACGCAAAGATGCAGATCACTACAACTTTAATGTTGAAAACGATCTTCCTTATTTATGGTTCGATCAAATGCTTGGCAACTTCAAAGTGTTTACGATTGGAAAAAAACCTAGTGAAACTAAACAGAAAACTGGTGCATCGAATTGAAGGACTGGCTCACTACTACCGACATCGCGCAACAAACAGGGCTAAAGATCGACACGATCTACACCTATCGAAAGCGAAGCACCCTTCCCGAACCCGATCACATGATCGGCAATCGACCGCTATGGAAGCAAGAAACAATCGATGAGTGGAACTCTTATCGAACAACTCAAATCGAAATGGAGAAATAAATGCTGGCAAATGTAATTGTTAGTAGTGCCAACACCGCATCAGAACATCTAATTGAGTTTCCAATGAACGGAAACATCTACACCGCTAAATTATTTATTGGTGAGTGGGGCGTTGATGTCGATTGGTTTATTGGTGAGGACTTTATTGCGATTGATGATCGCTGGAAGTTTCTGCCAACTGAATTGTTCGATCTTGATGATTCGGATTGGGAAGAGATTCTCTTTTCATGAGTACCTACAAAGTAACTTTTGTATGGACTCGATCGATCGAAGTCGAATGCGATTCGGAAGATCAAGCCAACCAACTCGGTGAACTCTGGCTATCCGAAGCAGTACCCCAGATAGCCCACGACACCGAGTGGGATAGCGAACTCGTTAAGTAACTCTTAGCCCTGATCTGGGGCGATTAGAGGTTACTTCAAGCACACATAAGCAGATTCCCTAAGCCCATAGTCACTATTTGCCCCTAGCCCCCGATCGGGCTAGGGGCTATTTTTTGCATTCGATGTTACTCACCAGTAACATTACTCAGCAGTAACATGAAGGGGGAAGATCATGGCTTATGTCGTAAAGCGTGGAGATAGATTTACTGGCTATTACCGAAAGGGCGGTAAACGCCTCTCAGCAGGTACATGGGATTCGACTATCGATGCCCTGTACCACGCCTCAAAAGCAGAGGCATCGGGTGTCAGCGAGCCTTCTAGGGCTGTATTTACCCTATCGACCTACATCGAGTCATGGCTTCCGACCGCCGATCTCATGCCGATTACTCGCAAGGGCTACCAGTCGATCATCGATCGCTATGTCCTGCCCACTCTCGGAGATCGCAAAGTAACTTCGATCGATCGGCGGGCAATTCAAGAGTTACTTCAAGCCCTGCGATCTCAGGGGGTCGGTTCAGCCACTCTCAATCAGGTCAAAGCATCACTAGGGTCTGCATTCTCCCAATTAGTCGATACAGGAGAATTAACTCAGAACCCTACTCATGGAATTAAGATCAAGGCGAAATACTCTGACATCTCGAATGTCGTAGAGCCCGAAGAGTTTAAGGCGATCATTCAGCATCTACCGACCGAAGGGGCGCAGTTATTCGCCCGATTCTTAGTCGCATCAGGTTGCCGATTTGGGGAAGCCACAGAGATCAGGGTCAAAGACATCAACCTAAAGACAGGTGAGGTCTATGTCCAAAGGCGAGTCAGCGATCTAGGGTCAAGCCATACCAGCAGGTTTCTAGTCGTAGAAGCCACAAAGTCGGGTCATAAGCGAAGCCTTATGTTAAGCAAAGCCCTACTACAAGAGATTCAGGGCTATGTCAGAGCAAAAGCCCTATCAAAAGATGACCTGTTGTTCCCAAGAACGATCATCTTAACAACAGGTAAACTAAAGACTTCTCGTGGAGAAATGTCTAAGCGACCATTCGCCCAAGACGGAAAACTGTTCCAGCATGGAACTCTGTACGCCTATACACATGGGCGTTGCCGATGCGATGCTTGTAGAGAGTCGGTGCGAAAGCACAGGCAAAAGACAAAGCCATACCAAAAGCAGCAGGGCTTCATCGACCATACGAGTCACCTACCACGAGATGTGTGGAGAACTACATGGAACAAGGCAATAGCCAAGTCAGGCATCGGTTGGAGTCCTAGAACCCATGATCTCAGACACGCAAATGCTACTCAACTTCTAAAAAGTGGGGTAGATGTGCATGAGGTCAAGGAACGCTTGGGGCATCAGTCGATAAAGACGACAGAGCGATACCTACATCGCCTTCGTCACAACCAGTCAAAGGCATCAGAAAGTGTCAATGACTTTTTGGAGTGATGATGAAACTAACAAAAAGAGGAAAGATCGTGTTCGGGTCGCTATTTACGGCGATCTTCGTAGCAAGTGGGATAGTGGTACTGCCACCAGCCCTCAGCCCTACGCAAGCCGAAGCACAGATCAAGCAGAAGCAATACCAAAAGCGATACCAAGAGAGAGCCCTAGCCAAGTACACGAACGCAGATTCTCTGACTGATACTCAGTTAGTTGATCTTCTGTTTGCAGTTGGTTTTGAAGGCAAAGCCTTACGCTATGCGTGGGCTATTGCTAAGAAAGAATCCAATGGAAGACCTCTCGCTTTCAATGGCAACCGAAATACAGGCGATAACTCATTCGGGTTATTCCAAGTAAACATGATCGGTTCGTTAGGAGAGGATCGTAGGGACAAATTCAGTTTGGAGTACAACGCCCAACTGTTGAACCCTGTGGTGAATGCTGAGATTGCTTATCACATGAGCAAGCGAGGCGAGAACTGGGTAGCATGGAAAGGTGTCAACAATCCAAAAGTTAAGGATTGGCTGATGCGCTTCCCTGAAGCCCATGCAAAAGCACTAGCAAAAGCGAAAGCCAAAGCAATAGGACGAGCAACAGAGTAAGCAATAGGAGAAGCCCCGTCAGAAATGGCGGGGCTATCTTCGAAGTAACTCTACCTGGCAGCCAGGTGGAGTTAGTTAGTTAGGGGGCATAATGACATTTCACGATCAAGACTGGCAGTCAGACCAGTCAATGAACAAGCCACACCAGAAGCAAGAGCAGTTTAACAAGCCATACCAGAAGCCACACCAGAAGGACAAGTGGGTTCAAGACGAGTTGCCCTTCAATGATAAGCCTTGGAGAGAGACACCTCTTACTGATACTGAGATAGAAGAACTCTTTTGGCGCAAATTAGTTCAGTTAGGTTGGAGATTAGAGTCTTACGGCAATAAGTTAGAGAACAAGAACATTGTGTTGCCATGTCCCTACTGTAACTTAGTGATTGATAGCCATACCATAGTCACAGAGTCAAATACCAAGAAGATGCAAGACAAGTATTACTGCGAACAAATCTTAAGGAAGCACAAGGGGCTTGACTGCAAAGCCCTACCAGAAGAAGAAGAATAAGCAGAAGCAATAACAAAAGCCCTACCAGAAGGCAGGGCTTTCGCTGTTCGAAAGGAACTGTTAAAGAATAGCAGGCTGGTTATCAGTAATCAACTTTACTTCGCAAGCATCAGTGGTGCAGTAAGCCTCACCAATAGCATCAGCAGCCATACCAGCATAGACTCCAGAGAAGTCAATAGGGAACAGTTGCATAACGCCCTTCTCTTCATACTCCTGCTCAGTGATTTGTGTATACGGCATCTGAGGGTAGACATGGTTACCACTAGGTAAGAATGAGACAGTCTTAAGTTGACCATCGTACATATGCAAAGCCGTACCAATAGCCGAAGACTCTGTCTCTGGATCAAATGAGATAGTTACAGATACAGAGTTATCTGACCAGTAGCGTTGAGCAGTAGCAGCAAGTGCCATCTTCTCGTAGATACTTACATCCTTCTCACTTCTCTTTGCCTCTGACTTGATTGGGAAGAAGACAACCGAAGTCGTATCAGGAGACTCACTTGCTGGTTCTACTCTGTAGTTAGCAAGTTTAAATAGTGGAAGCATTGGATCGTTATTTGCAAAACGAATTGCACGATTGAAGTACTGGCCACCTACAGTCCAGTGAACTCCTGGAGATTCTCCAGCAAGGATTGAGACTGTTCCTGATGGCTTGACTGTGGTCATCTTTATTGACTCACGGATACCAAGCCACTCTGAGTAGTTGGTGTCGTATGACTTGATGACCTTGTAGCCTTCATCCATCCACTGACGCAGGACTGGGAGTCCCTTGTTGTCTGCAAAGTTTGCAACACCAGAGACTGATGTACCGATGCGACGATTGCGTTGCATGATTGCGTTGGTCTCTTCCCAGTGAGTTGGAAGTAGTGTCACAGTCTTTGCATACAGGTAAGCAAACTTTAATGTGCGCTTGAAATCATCGAGATCTGTATGGCGGTTCAAGTAAGTCTCTACCAATGTGCAGCACTCGTATGACTCTAGTGACTGCTCGGCACATGGGTTGTACCCTGCGATACGCCAGTCCTTGTTGTTGATTGGATCTGCAAGGCGACCATACTGCTTAGAGATGTCCATCCAGATAACTCCTGGCTCACCATTTCGAGCAATACCCTCGATGATCTTATCTAAGTCATCGCCCACATTAACAGCAACGGAGTTGTTAGACATCCAGCCATGAGTCATACGTTCTGGATACTTCTCGTAGTTCTTGAGGTTCAAGAACTCCTCATCATCAATGCGACCGATAAGTAGTTCAGCAGAACGACGGACGTTGCCAGAGACTACGCATACACCGATCATGTTGCCGATGTCTGCGATGTCACGACGGGTTAACTTCTGACCAGCACGATCCTTGAATAGTTCACGGATGTACTGGTGCAGTTTGATTAGTGGGTCTGCTCCTGCTGCTGTTCCACCAAAGGTACGGATTGGTTCACCTGCTGGACGAATCGCTTCGTAATTAAATGTTGGAGCCTTTGTATCTGACTTGAGGTAGGCATTGATGAGGGCGGCTGTTGCTTCGACCCAACCCTCTCGTGTATCTGGGATGTCATAGGTGTAATCGCCTTGTGGTGCATAGATGTTGAACTCCTTATCTGCTCCCTTGTCATCAAAGCCAACGCCCACTCCGAGCATTGATGCCTCCATGAGAAATGCAAATGGTTTGGCTGGGTCTGTCTTGACCATCGATCCAGTTGAAACGAAGGCGCAGTTCTGTAATGCTGCTGAGTTGCGTTGCTCATTAACTAACGGAGTTCCCATGACCCAGAGACCTCGTCCAGGAGGAGTCCACTTCAAGTTCCATAAGCGATCGAATGCCTCTTTAGCGGAGGCTGCTGCCTTCGCATCTGACCACGGCAAGCGATTGGTCTTTGCGTGATCTTTCTGTAGTGAGTACATGCCGTTGATGACTCGCTCACATACATCAACCCATGTCTCCTTCGTACCATCTGCCTTAAGGCGAGAATAGGTACGTAAAAAAGTTATCTCTCCAACCGAGTTCCCCGCTGCATCTTGATAACCAAACGGCGCCTTCTTTGGGCGGTAAGGTCCGATGAAGTCCTCAGTAAGTTTGAAAGATAATGTTGTCATAATCCCTACCATTTCTATAAATATCTAAATACCCCTCAGTGGGTTGCTTAGTATTGCGCTTGGGAACCTATCATGTATATGTTAACTTTGCGAAGTACTCTCGCCAAAAGAAAATGGTCAACTACGGGTGAGATATGTTTCACACCCTGTTAACTGCTGTTATCAGATAAGTTATTCTTCTATTGATTCAGAGATAATCTTTGTTACTGTATCTTCTCTGAGTGCCTCTGGCAACTCACGAAGTGCCTGAGCACGATCTCCGAAGATAGCAGAGAGAACTCCACCAGAAGATTGACGGCTTGCGGTGATCTGAATGAACTCCTTGTTCGAGTCCATGTCGTTAACATTGCCAACTAATTTAAGGAGGCGATCGATCTCTTGAGATAGGTTTGGATCTGCGTATCCGCCATTCATTTCCTCAGCAAAACGCATAAAAGCAACTCTCTGCCCCTGCATTTCGATAATTGCTGTTAGTAATGACTTGAGTTGGTCTTTAGTCTTTACCTCTACTGGAAGATTAAATGCACAAGTATTTTGCGGCTTAAACGCTGGGCAGTTAGATGCAACGAAGCAGGTATCACATTGGCGAAGAGAGGTCTGCTGCGTCTGAACGACAGGCACATCCATCAAGACGTCTTTGCCATCATCGTCAGTCTCGACTATAGTCTTCATTTTGAACCCGAAGACAGGCAAGTTTGTCATCTCTTCAGGGGCTCTT